TACCAACACGGTTGATGCTACAACGGCGGGATCGTTTACCTTTATCATCGAGTACGTTCAAATCGCGTAAGCAATTTTGCTGGGGCGGCAACGCCCCTTTTCTTTATAGGAGATTGTTATGACGTATATGGCTTCGGACATAAATGCGTTAACTATTAGCGATGAGGTTGCCGCAGACGCAGACTTTATTGTTACAGCAGCGCGACCAAACACCACAGCTACTTTAGCAAATACTTCGTTTGCTTCAGGTGGCGCTAGGATACTTGCTGTTGCTACAGCAGGCACAAGTGATAATGGCAAAACAACTACGATCACAGGCACTGATGTATTTGATAATGTTGTATCAGAAGTTATTACATCTACAGGTTCTGCTGAGTCAGTAGCTGGTGAAAAATATTTTAAGACTGTTGCATCTGTTGTTTGTTCTGCACAATATGCAGGCAACATAACTGTAGGTTCTACTGCAAGCGCAGCACAAGCTGCTCAAGGATCAAACAGAGTTAGATTAAAAGGCTTGTCTGTTGTCTCTGGAGGCACTGCTGGAATTGTTGAGTACATAAATGGTACTCCAGAATCAGGCACAACTTTGTTTAAGTCTCGTACCATAGGTACAGATAACGCGACTGTAGATAGAAGCATACCTTCTGAAGGCGTTTTGTTTAAAGATGGATTATCAACAAAGTACACTGTTGGCACGGTAGATATGATTACCTTGTTCTTTGCTTAGGGATTATTTATGGCCACTTCAAGCAGCAGAGATTTTGAGCCAGATGTAGCGGAATATATCGAGGAAGCATTTGAAAGATGTGGCCTTGAGTTTCGTACTGGCTATGATGGCGTAACAGCCAGAAGATCACTTAACTTGTTGTTTGCTGATTGGGCTAATAGAGGGTTAAACCAGTGGACTGTTGCTAACACCACAACAACCCTAACCCAAGCTGCTGAGTTTATTGATTTAACAACATCAACGATTGATGTCCTAGATGTTGTAATTAGACGCACAGATGGCTCAACAACCACTGACATATCAATGGATCAAATTGGCAGGTCTGAGTACTGGAACCTTCCAAATAAATCTACTCTGTCTAGACCGACACAATGGTTCTTAGATAAGCAAATTACTCCACGCCTTTACATTTGGCCAGCATCTGAAAACGCTACAGACCAATTGATTATCAATCGTCTTGTTCGTATAGAGGATGCTGATGCTAGTGTGAATACAGTAGATATTCCTTTTAGATTCTACCCCTGCTTGGCTGCTGGTTTGTCTTACTATATCGCGTTAAAGAAAGCTCCAGATCGTGTTCAGTTGTTAAAGACTTTATATGAAGAGGAGTTTTCTAGGGCTGCGGACCAGGATCAAAGCAGAGCATCTTTAACGATCTCTCCTGGCCTTAGATCTAGGATAGCCTAATGGCTTTTGCCTCTGGCAAGCATGCAATTGCCATATGCGACAGATGTGGATTTGAGTATAAGTATTTAAGCCTTAAGCGAGAGTGGACTGGGTTTAGAGTTTGCTCTGAATGCTTTGAAGTAAAACACCCGCAGCTTGAACCAATAAGTCACATTGCTGACCCTGAAGCGTTAAGATTCCCAAGACCAAGCGCATCCGCTACTTCTGTGGCTGGTGCAGGTGTTGTAAGAACAATTGATGCAAATCAAATGATGTCTACTACTGGCGATGTAATTGGATCTGAGTTTAGTCAAGATGCCGCTACAGGCGAAATTGGAACAGTAACGGTGGCCATAACATGAGTTTTACATTAGCGACATTAAAGTCAACAGTTCAAGACTATTGCGAAACAGCAGAAACAACTTTTGTTGCAGACCTTCCTACGTTTATTAAAGAAGCTGAAGAGCGAATATTAAAGAACGTAGAACTGCCTGTGTTTAGAAAGAACGTGACAGGCACTGCGACCACAGACAACCCATACGTTTCTACACCATCTGATTTTCTAGCGCCGTATAGCTTTGCTGTAATATCAAGCAATGTGTATTCATATCCTTTGCTTAAGCACGTTTCTTTTATAAGAGACTATACGCCAAACGCATCAACCACTGGTTTGCCAAAGTATTATGCGTTGTTTGATGACACTACATTTCTTGTAGCGCCTACTCCTGATGCTGCCTACACCATAGAATTGCACTATAAGTTTAGACCAGCATCATTGACCGCTGGCGCAGAAAGCGGAACAACCTGGCTATCCGAAAATGCACCAGATGCCTTGTTGTACGGTACACTTGTGGAGGCAGCAACATTCTTGAAGGCTCCAGAAGAGGTTGCTCAGTACGAACAAAGGTTTATATCAGCGACATCAGCCCTCAAGAAGCTTGGTGAGGGATACGGCGCTCGTGAAGAATTTAGATACGATATTTCTAGGGGATAACATTGTCATTTTTTAAAGCTCCACAACTTAAGGTCGGTACAGTATCGGTAACGACAACAGAGAATGGAGGGCATGATGTAGAGTTCTGGTCAGAATCTGCATCAAATAAAATTGTAAGTGTTGGGGGGGATTGTCATCCTGTTATTGCAGATCAAGCTGTTGCTTTTAAGGATGCCGTCAATAAAGTTATTGCGTACTATATGAAAGAAGCAATTAAGAGCGATAGGACTACACTTATTGCTGAATTTGAACGTCAAGGCCATAGGAATATGGCAGACATAATTAGGAGTCTATAATGGCTATTACAACCGCGCTTTGCACTAGCTTTAAAGTTGAGATCTTAAAAGGCGTTCACAATTTTACTGCTGCTGGTGATCAGTACAAACTTGCTTTGTATACAAGTTCTGCAAGTTTAGGTGCAGCTACTACTGCTTACACAAGTACTGCCGAGGCGAGTGGCACAAACTACACTGCAAAGGGTGCGTTCTTAACGTCTATAACTCCTGTTGCTAGTGGTACTACTGCTCTTGTTGACTTTGCGGACCTTACCTTCTCAAATGTTACGATTACAGCAAGAGGCTCGTTGATTTACGGTGAGGCTATATCTGGCGATCCTAGCGTATGTGCTTTAGATTTTGGCGGGGATAAGACCAGTACCGCTGGTGACTTTACGATCCAGTTCCCTGCAGCCGATGCATCTAACGCGATTATTCGCATCGCATAGGGCATAACGTGTGGCAATCATTAATGGTTGGGGCAGAGGCACTTGGGGCCAAAACGGTTGGAATGAAGACATCAATCCGGTCACAGTCACGGGCGTGGCTGGCACAAGTGCGATCACCACGGTTACGGTTGATGCCGAAGCCGATGTTCCGGTTACAGGGGTTGTTGGCACAAGCGCGATTGGCGCTGTTACTGTCGTTGCGGAAGCCAATGTTTCTGTTACTGGTGTGGCGGGAACGTCTGCCCTCGGTACAATATCGCTGGTCACAAACAACAACTTGGATGTCACAGGGCTTCAAGGAACTTCTGCAATTGGTACGGTATCGACTAAAGCCAATGCGGACGTTGATGTTATTGGGGTTAGTGGTACTACACAGATTTCTTCGGCAAATGTATGGGGTCTTATCATCCCTGGTCAAAATGCAAATTATTCAGAAATATCAACAGGTCAAACAACAAATTGGGAAGAGGTAGCTTAGATGGCAACTTACGTTAATGATTTACGCTTAAAAGAGATTGCCACAGGAGATGAGGCAGGAACTTGGGGTACAAGCACAAACACTAATTTAGAACTTATTGGTGAAGCGATGGGTGTTGGAGCAGAGGCTGTAGCCAATGCAAGCACTCATACTATCACAATGGCGGATGGCGCTGCTGACCAATTCAGATCTACGTTCTTACGCCTAACAGGCGGTGGACAGGCTTGTACGGTCACCTTAGCTCCTAATACGTTATCCCACACTTGGATCATGCGTAATGAAACTGCTGCCGCTCTGACGCTTACACAAGGCTCTGGAGCCAACGTAGCCATAGCTGCCGGTCAAACTAAGATCGTAGCTACTGACGGGCTTGGATCAGGCGCAGTTGTCTACGAGATGGATGATCTTGAACTTGCTGGAAACTTAACGGTTGTAGGCGTTCTTGATGTTGACGGCACTACCAACCTAGATGTTGTAGACATTGATGGCGCTGTGAACATGGCCTTGACTGCCCTAGTTACAGGCGTATTGACCACAACTGCGGCTACTGTGTTTAACGGTGGGTTTGCCTCTAATGCGGCTTCTACTATTAGCACAGCAGATAACTTAGACACACTGTCACTTATTTCTACAGATGCTGATGCTAATGTTGCACCTAATCTTAGAATGTACAGAAATTCTGCCTCACCAGCAGATAACGATCAGCTAGGTAAAATACAATTAGAGGGTCGTAATGATAATAGCCAAGATGTTATCTATGGCGAATTAGGTTCACAAATAATAGATGCTAGTGATGGCACAGAAGATGGCAGAGTATTTATAAATACTATCGTTGCAGGGGCATCAGTAAGTCGTATTGACATCCGTGAAACAGAACTTGTTATTAATAATGAAAGTAAAGACCTAGACTTCCGCGTTGAGTCTGACGGCAACATTAATACGCTGTTTGTAGATGGTGGTACTAATAATGTGGGAATTGGTACGGGCGCGCCTTTTCTTTTAAGTGGTAATGCTGCTCCGGGATTGGTAGTTGCTTCAAACGGCCCTTTCATTGTTTTGCAAGATGCAAACAATGCAAACTCATGCAATTACATCGCAAATAACTCAGGTGTAATGCAGTTTGGATTAAATGCTGATGACGGTGGCACCAAAGTTGAGATTGCACAGTTTGGCACTTTTGGTGCTGTTTTTAATGAGGGATCAGCAGACCTAGATTTCCGCATTGAGTCAGACGGCAACGCTACTATGTTTTTTGTGGATGGTGGCGCAAGCACTGTCAATATAGGTTCAGCAGACCAAGGTGGGGTTAGGCTAGGTCAACAATTTCAGGTAGTTAGATCAGCTACCTTTGGTGGTATGGCTTTATCTTGTTACTCCACAAATAACGACCATAGAGCACTACTTG